TGCGTAGAATGCGTTGTCTCGGATTGCTTGCTCAAGGAGTTCTCGGTCGAATCCGACGTAATCCTCTGGTCGGATTCCGTACCGGAGGACAAGCTTTCCGATGAGTCGGAGTGCTGCAATGTAGCCATTCTTGTTCATAATATTGGTGGGAGTTTTTCGAGACGGTTGTCGAGTACAGAAGCCGTAGCCTATTCACCGCACCGTTCCGTGACGACGTTTACCTAGGAGAACTCCCAAACCCGTCGATTTCAAATTAACCGCGGCCCTGACGGCCGGACTTAGTTGCTTTAGAGCCTAGATCGAGCTTAGCCGGGGCGTTCTGCATCTTTAGGACTACTCTCTTGGAGTCTCGGTCGCCCAAGCTAGCCTGCCCTTGCGCAGCCTTCTGGCCAATCGTAGAATTACCGTTGCTGTCGGTAGTGGTATTAACCCAAGCCATCTTTATTACCTTCTTAGTAAGATCAAGCCATCTCGATCTTTTAGTGAAACTGTGTTAACCGGCAATCCGGTATTAATATCTGGAGCCTGAGACCCGGAGAAGTGAGTATAAGGCGTCTCTAGTGCTAAAGTCTGCGGGCCATTAGTCTTCGGGTTTACCAGAACAATTCCGTTTGTGTAATCCCGTCTCCAGACGCCGTTGGCCCAAGCCTTTGTAGGAGGAGCCCAAATAGGCTCTCCAAGATCGACGTTATACTCATCGAACCAGACCACTCCGTAGTACCCTACCGAGTCATCTGTGAAGCTGTAGTATCCATCATTCAATAGACACGAACCTAGGCCGTATCTCATTGATTGGTAATCCGTGGAAGATCCGTGTTGGTTAAAGATTACCAGTTTTGGATCATTTACAGCTTGCATGGTGGCCGTATATTGGGCCATCATCTTGGTCCAGCCACCCCAAGTCTCTACTGACCACGACTTACCCAGGAGAGCTTCTAGGACCCCGCCATCTGTCATCCCTACGTAGGCCGGTGGAACCGAGGCGCCATTAGCCGTCCAGCTCCCTATATTGCCTATCTGGAGCTTTCCGGGCTGTAACTCTCGTATAAGAGAGAAATACCGGGCGTACCCGGCTTGTAATGACGCCGCCGCCGCTGGATCGGACGCCTTTAATACATTGCCTGTGCAGCACCAATCTCCGTCCACGCGAGGCTGAGCAAATACGTTGTCCATGTAGAGACCATCCGCGGAAGGTACGTCTACATTCCAGTCCCAAAACCGGGTAATCCAATCTATGGACGTATTACCAAGGATGTCCGGGGGCGTATTCTGTGTATTATTGATCGTCACCTCCCCGGGGAAGAAGGACGGTACCTCGGATAAAGTGGCATTTGTCAAGAACCACCCATTAGCCCGGATAGCGGCTACATAGGCTGCAAAGGGCTTGGAAGGGGGGTCTTTCTGTCCATCGGAATTGACGTAGATAAAGACCTTGGCTGCCGGATTAAGAGCTTTGATGGCCTTGACACAGTCTTCCATGTATACCTTGCCGGGGGCGAACCCGGGGTAGAATCCGAGGACCATCACAGATTGCTTGGCTAGGGCGGCTTGGTACGTAGGACTATTGAAGTCCATTGCCCCGCCTATCTGGATACCGGCAATCTTCATTAGGAACCGAAGCGGCCTCGCGAGCCCTTGATAAACTTACCAGTTCCGGGGTGCCTGGTATGATTGGACCGCCGCCGAGGAGCCCCAAGAGGCGAGAGGGGAGGTGTCGCCTGAGCAAGAGGCTGGCCCTCGGCTACGGGTTGAACCGGAAGAAGCGGGGATTTAGAAGCGTTCATTACTGCACTCGGAGCACTGCCAAAGAGTGACTACTTTGCCGTTATTGAGGGTTCGGGAGACATAGAACATCTCTCCTCCGCAGCTATTGCACTCCGGACCCTGGCGGGTTCTTTCGTTCCGTACCGGAACTTGGCCCGTAGGCTTTCCAGGAGGCTCAGGTGGACGAACATCGGGACTGGTTTCGGTAAAGGATTCGTCAGGAACATTTATCGGGATGTCGTTTCCGGTAAGAGCTTCCAGGGCTATCTTTATTCGTTTGAGGTCTTTTCTAGCTGTCGCTAATCGGTCCTGAAGGACCTCGGCTTCCTCAGTAAGCTGGACTACTGCTTCGACTCTATTCTTTAGATCATCACTAAGGGATTGAATTATATCAGAAATACCAGATACCACTAGCGTATTACCTTGATAGACTCAATCATTCCTTTTGGTACGAACTTACGGTTCCCCAGATTAGGTCCTTCTAAGTCCGTTCCTTCGATAGTACCTGCCAGATATACCCCGTTCTTGTCTTGCTTAATCAGCCACCCTACGGAGGTAGCCGGGGCTGGTTTATTATCTATCTCGTCCTGGTGTGCCCAGGCCGCTGCGCTCCAAGCGTCTAGCCATTTAACTATTACTAATTTACGATTAGTACGTTTACTCAAGATAAAGTTCCCCTTAAGGTCTTATAAACTAATCTTGAAGCCTAGATTAGCTATAAATAGTTAAAGTTTAAACTAAGCTAATTTACCCAAAGCTGTAAATTACCTAAGTTAAACTATTAATTTATAATCCCTTAGACAACTCAAAATCGAAATAGTTCCCCTAAAAGTTGAACTATTTCTTAAGTCCTTGAATTTACTACGAATTTAGTTTATACCAAATTCTCCGTAAATTGAACTCTTCTTGTTCTTTATCGCTTCGTCCCCGAAGCTCCTAGGTACCCTCAAGACCTCCCTGTACCGGGTACCTTCCCCCTCCAGATTCGGGTACCCTCTTCCTCGGGTTCCCTACCCTCGTCAGAGGTCCCCCCACACAGGAAACCTTCGTTTTTCCTCCCACCGTAGACTTGTCCGGCACCAATGCACATTTAACCGGCCATACAGACCCCCCCGGGGGCTATCGATTACAGCCGTAATCGCTACGCTGCGCAGCAACGCGCATCCATGCGCGCGCTACGTGTGTGCAGTGTGTGGGCTAGAGATGGTCAACAATCTAGACTAATGCACCAGTTCAATAGGCGTCCGTACCGTAGTGCTGCATCCAAGCGCCAAGTAGCGTTGCTCAGCTATCTCAGCGTCTTCCTGTGAGTACACAACCGTAGGCAATACCTTTGCACCGGTCGGGCTATACGCTTCCACAATCGCATAGGGGCGCGCTATGTGGCTGGCGCCACGTCGTCGATCGTCGTAGTACTTGGGTCTGCGGTAATGATCCCGCAAGGCGACTCCAAGCATCAGGGCAATTACAGAGATCATCAGAATTACGCTTAGCATGATTATACCTCATATCGTTGCGTCGGTTTCGTCTGTGCCTGCCAGGATTGACTACCTGCTTGGTCAGACTGGAACGGCTCGCCTGCTTACCCAGGGTCTTGGCGTCCATGGACCGTTATACGCTCATGGTTGAACATTGCAAGTCCAATTAAGCTCAGGCAATCGCTTGGGCATATAATATTACTATGTTGACAAAAGGCTAGAATTGTGATTTAGCACGTAAGTTATTGAAATATATAGAAAAATTACTATATTTGACACAAGCTTGGGTCTGTGAGACAATGCACGCTAATGGAGTAGTTTAACTTGTTAACCTAAACGGACTAGGGTTACCTAGGCTTTACGTCTAGGATGCTCTTTAACAATTAGACGCTTTACGTGTGCGCTTGCGCTGGCGTGTGCAGCGTTATGCGTTCTTTTGATTCTTAAGAGAGCGCGTAGCGCTGTGCATTCCCGCACAGTACACACATATGAGTATGCACACATGAGCAAGAATCAGACAGGAACCAAGCCGTTGTCCGTGACCATTGCGGATACCCTGAAGCACACCGCCGCCAAGACGATGGAGACAATGTTTCGAGCCTACCACGCCAAGGGCGGAGTGGCGGAAATGGAAGCCAAACTGGAGCAGAAGCGGTCGGGACTAGCCCAAGGGATTTTCGAGCTTGCGGTGACGGCCGCGCGGCTCGGAGACAAAAAGCTGTCATGGACCGAAGCCTACTTCAAGGCAATCTGCAAGGCCGCAGAAACTGAGTTCAAGGAAACACACGCGGACGTGGAGAACATCAAAGAAGCTCTGCCGTGCTGGCCAGTATTCAAGTCCGAAATACTTCGGGCGATCAATGACGGGCTGTCTCCGGCGGACTTTGATAATTACGGAGCACTGAAGTCCGCGCGCATGGAGCAGTCCCGCGCATCTCGCGAATCCACGGAGATGCGTACGGGCGAGAGAGCAGCGGGAACGGAGGGAGCGGAGCAGAGCGGTACGAACATCGCTCCAGCGCTCGGAGCAGGCAAGACCACGGTAACGGCCAAGCTGGCTGCGTGCCTCACGGTCCTCCAGGGAGCGATTACCGGGATGGAGCAGGATACGCAGGACGCTTTCGCCGAGGAATTGGCAATGCTGATTGCCAAGTACGGAAATAAGGTCCAGCCGTCCGAGAAAGTCGACGACAAGGCCGCGCAAGCCGCGTAAAGCAATCAAGCGAAGATATCCCCCGGAGCATGGACGTTCCGGGGGTATTTTTTTGTCCGTGAAATATACGCCTATTTGACATAAGCTAGACAATATGCTATAATAGTAGGGTAAAGTGAAAGAATGCCCAACGCGAGGTGACGAATGAAAAATTGATTGTCTAATCGGTCAAAAGTTTAACATGTTAAACCGACGGAGATTTTTATGATTCGACGACAAAAGAGGAAATACGTAACTCGTAGAAAACTACGCGACAACGCGCTATTAGGCGCTCAAGCCACCCCGCCAGTATCAGAAGGCTTGGAATACAAGGTCACGACTGATACGGGGCTGGAGCTGTTCACACGGCAACCATATGCGGCGGTGCTCACGTCGCAGTTACTGGCGGATAAACTCAGGACAGATACACACGTGATGCTCGGGAGCAGGGTTGTGAGTGAGGAAACACCAAAGCGGAGGAGGTTAGGCATATGAACGCCGTAATCCGCAGCAGCATCGAAAAGGCTATTGACGGATTCCGTATGGCATCGACGGAACTGGAAGAAGTGCAACGCCACGCATTGGGCACGGCCGAGGCGAACTCGATCGAGACTGCACACACATGCTCGGTCATGTCTATAGTGGAATTACGGCGTTTGCTTGGTAGGTCCAACGAAGTCGTAGGATAAAATATCCTAAGCGACGGGGGGTCTTTTCAAATGCTTTTCATTGTGTGTCTCATCGTCTTCATACTGCTCGCGATTTGGGAGCCCAGGCTTCTTTTGCTTTTGGGTATATTCACGGCCTTGGGATTACTTATCGTTTTCTTAGCTGCCGCCAACGGTGGACTCGGGGGTAATTGAGATGCAAAAATACAAGCGCATTCCGCGTGTAACGCGCGGATCGTTTCGCATCATGCTGGAGCCGGAGGGCCGGCGAGACATCAAAAAGTATTACACCATTTCCGGAGGTCGTATTTATTGGACAGCATTCCGGGAACTGGCGAAGGACTTCGACATTGAGGAAACGGCCGTCAGCACGGCGGCGCGCATCATTGCAAATAATGCTCGCTTGCGTGACAGAGTAATTGTTCGTCCGGCCTAATCGGCCATACTCAACGCGGGCCACGGATGGCCCTATTTTTACGTTATGAACACTCTTTTGCCGTTTCCATCGCTTAATTCCATTGGGCTTTTGTCCAACGCGGATTTGGGGGTACAGATTTACGAAGCCGGCGAACTGGTGCACCTATTGGTGGATGCTCCGGCAGGCTGGTACAAAGAACCGGCTGCGATGCAATGGTATGGGCACATAGATGCGCTCAAAGCCTATTACAATCTTTGCGTGATTTTGTGGGGACAACGTGGATTCAAGCAAGAAAGAAAAATATATACCGGACTCGATTTGCGGTACTCGACGAAGCTACCGCCGTGGGTGGGAGACGAGCGTGTGCACACATTTCACCGCGCTACGCTTGTTTCGCGCCGTCCTGATTTCTACAAAAGGTATGCGTGGAAAGTGCCGGAGACGATTAAGCCGTTCTATCCGGATATGCACGAGAGAGACGATTTAGGGAATCTAAAATACAAGCCAGTGGTGGATTTTAATTTTTCGCACTTCCTAAATAAATTCACGGTGGGTTAACATGTTAAACAAGCCTGTAACTTTTACGGCAGATAGCGTTGGGGCGTTGTCTGATGAACAGCTTTTGGCGTGGTATTCAAAGCACCCAAACGCCACAGTACGCGCATTGGTGCGGCGCATAGCGTTCATGCTAGATGCCCACAGGGGCGCACTGATAAATGCATACCAAGAAGGTTTCCACGCAGGCACGGATCATGCCAATCCTCATAAGCTCACGCCCGAAGAGATGCGGCTAGGCGCCGTCTTCGAGCGAGCATCTCAAGAGTTCTAATTCCGGCTATTTGAGCTGACTACTGTGCGCCGTAAGGCGTGGCCGGGCGCCTCTTTGCCCGAATTTGGTGAATCCTCGTATTGTCTGGTTTTGGGAGGTCTAGACAGGATAAAATTCAATAAACAATACCCGCATAAGCGGATTCGTCGTTTTTCATCTGCTACACGCCCGTTTGTAGCTTGTTTACGACGTTATTACCTTTCCCGCGGTAATCCGAAGGCCGAAACAACGGAGTGGAGCTATCCACCCGGACAACTAATACGGCCAAATCCCCAAATCGTTTATTCGATTCCTAATTTTGCATCATTCGTTGATGCTAGTGAGGCAGCATCTTATTGTGCTGCTTTGAATGCGTATTGTGCGGCGTCTGTAAGAGTTCTACAAACGGTAAGAGGTTAACAAATTAAACCATGAGCGTCGTCAAAGTCGGAGCTGACCCGGAAGTGTTCGTCAAGCATTTGGCGTCTCGGGCGATCATTCCGGTGTGCGGATTGATCGGAGGAACAAAGGAAGAGCCGAAAGAAATGGAAGGTTTGATGAAGCGGGATGAAGAGGAGGGGGGCTACGCATATCAAGAGGACGGGTGTGCTTACGAGTTCAACATTCCCGCAACCACAAGCGGGCAACGGTTTTCATCCAACATCGAAGTCGCGTGGGGGTGGATCAGAGATCGGTTACACAAAAGCGGGCTCGATCCTCAGATCAGGGCTGAGTACAATTTCAAGGAAAAGGATTTGTACGATCAAAGGGCTTGCACAATCGGGTGCAGCCCGGACATGAGCGCATACGGGGAAGATGGTCCGGTCGTGCGTAAGCCGTTGAATATAGGAGAATTTGGCACTCGCCGGTTTGCCGGCGGTCACATCCATCTTGGGTATAACAAGAAAGTACCCCCTCACGTCATTGTGAAATTCCTTGATGTGCTTGTGGGGCTGCCCTCGCTGGTGCACGACAAGCAAGGGGCTCGAAGGATGTACTACGGGCTACCAGGGTTGTACCGCGACAAGCCTTACGGAGTGGAATACCGCTCCTTGAGCAACTATTGGCTGAAAGGAGCCGGAGGAAAGAGCAATTACATCCACTATCTGAGCGGAGCTTTCTTTGATCTCGGCATTACGGCGCAGAATCGCCCCGAAGTGCTTGCGAACGCGTACAAAATGATCCCGTGGGACGATGTACGTGATGCGATCACAACGGAAAACGTGGATTTGGGTCTGGAGATATTTCGCTACGCCTCAAACGTGGCCAAGCTTCCTGCTCGGTATTCTCACGATCTGTGGAGCATGAGTCTCGATGCGAACATTACCAAGAAGGCGCCACGATGATTAAGTTAGTCCCCGCAATGCGCCCGTGTGACTGCGAGAGCATAGGAGATTTCCACAGATATTACAGATACGCGTGGCTGGCGTGGTATGGCGAACTCGAGCCAGAGCCCAGGATGGTTCAACAGACGGACCCAGAAAACCAGATTGTGTTTCTTACACGACAGTCAGGGATGACGGACCACGTTCGATGGCGGGACTTGATGAATCGGTGTAGTTTCGGTATGCCTGAACTGGGGATGGTGAACGGAGATCACTCCATTCTCTATATGTGGCAAACGGCGCCGAGAGTTGCGCAGAAAGGATTCAGGCCAAATGGAGTGCAGTACGCCGTGTTCAATGCCTGGGATCTTAGGAAAAATGGAAAAAGTCCTGATCCAAGCAACATCACGGTCATCAAAAATCTATTTCTACCGACCTATTATACGGTCGAGGAGGCATTGAAATCTCTTGAGTCCGGGGAACGCGTGGGGTGCGCCTTGAGCAACAAAATGGGGCTATATACCACTGCTACGGACAAATATCCGATGATCGCTTACAGGCGAAACACAATCGGGCATATGCGAGACGGCGTGGCACACGTCGCGCGTCTGTACGCAGATGCCGCGATGAACATGAAGAAAAAGCTGAACTTGGAGGTAGTTCTTCTGTGAAACTAGCCAAGCTTTTGGATAAGCCGGAGGCTACTCGATTTTTCACTCCCGATAACCGATTCATCCTTCCGGATGCTCGGATCGGGGTGGAATTTGAGTTTGAGCATACCGGGATCGTGGCAAGGAATAGGCAATTGCCGGTCACGGCGTGGTCCCATTACTGGCAATGGCATGAGGAGGGTAGCATCCGAGACGGAGGTTCCGAATTTGCCTTTGTCGAGCCATTATTCGGCCGTGACGCAATCCTGGCTATCGAAGGATTGTGTCGATACGCCGATGAAAATGGATGGCGTTCCACGCTACGCACGGGGCTGCACGTACATCTCGATGTGCGAGACTTGGAAGTGCCTCAATTGGTCGGATTTTGCGTTCTGTACGCTCTGTACGAACCTGTAATCTACAATTGGATCGGAGACAACAGAGAGAATTCCCACTTCTGCGTGCCTTGGTACAAGGCGGAAGGCTCCATCATGGAGGCCGGGGCTATTCTACGGAGCGCGAACAAACCGTCGGAAGGGGCAAACCAAGAGTTGCTTGGTAGTTCCGAGAGATACCAGAGGTACGCAGCTCTGAATCTCAATGCCCTAATGAAGTTCGGTAGCATCGAAGCACGTCATATGAAGACTACTACGGACGTGACGCGCATCTTGCGATGGATCAATCTGTTGATGGCGATTAAGCGGGCTACTGCCCGCTTGCCACAATCGGATACTGCCATTGTACGCACAGTAGAGCACGAGGGTGGGTTGAGATCCATCCAGAACATCCTTGGGCCGGAGTTCTCGTTCCTGAACTACCGAGACATGGAGGCGGATATCATCGAAAGAGGAATCCCGACGGCCAACGAACTTATACGGGAGGGTTTAACAGTTAACCTTTGGGATGCTTTTATGGCGCGACCCCGAGGAATGAACGACGGCTTCCGCCGATTCTTAGAGAGAGACGTGGCTCCTGCAGTGGCGCCTCCGCCTCAAGTTGCGCAGGAGCCGCAGCCGGCAGGGCTGGAAGCACAGATGTTCATGGACGAGCTCGCGCCGATACTTGGGGAAGGTTTAGGTGTGGGCATTCAACCGGCATGGCAACAAGACCCGTTCGTCGATGAGGAGAGGGAGCGAATACGTCGAGAGATGAACGCGTTAATGCAGCAAGCACAGGTCCCCCCTCTCGTTAGGAGACCTCGATAAATGTGTTATTACGCTAAAATGTGTATGAAAGGGTTCGCATAATGTGTGGACTGGCTGGAGTCGCTTCTACGGAGCGACGCAAGAAAGAAATGGAACGAAAGTCAGCTTTCCGGCAATTGCTGGAAGTAGCATCGTTCCGAGGTAAGGACGCCACAGGCGTGGCAGTTGTCAAGATAGCGGACATCGAGAAGCCGGCTTTGGTCTACAAAAAGGCTATGAAAGCGGCGGATTTCATTGATTTGCATCACTATCGCAAGATGGAGACGCATTTCGATGACTATGGATTCGTGATCGGGCATGCTCGTTCCTCTACATCAGATGGATGGAACATGGCTGATGCGAACGCACATCCGTTCCAGTCAGGAGCTATCACACTGACGCATAACGGAACAATCCGTAATGCCAAGCTCCTGGATTCGTGCATCGACCACCCGGTAGACTCGGCTCACGTAGCCGCAGCGTTGGAATTGTACGATACCAGGGAAGTATTGGAGAAGCTTATTGGCCCTTTCGCCTTGGTCTGGCACGACGCCAGGGACGGGTCCTTGAACTTCGCCAGGAACCAAGACAAGCCGCTGTTCTGGTGCTACGCCGAAGGCGAGAACACGATGTATTGGGGGTCGGAACTGGAATCCATCTATGCCGTCTTGGTGCGCCACGAGATCAAGATGGACGGCAAGTTCCGGCATTGCACCGCGTTCCAGCACTTCAAGTTCAAACTGGATAACCTACGGGAGTACACACGTCTCCCTTTCGCAAACCGCCCCTTCCATGCGCCGGGGGCTATCCAGCAGAATCCGTTAGGCGCTCCTTGGACAGAAGAGCAAAGGCGGCTGCCGGTTCGCCCTACGGAGACGACTTCGACGACGAATACGCAGCTTGGCAAGCCTTCGGAAGACGAGGAGGAAGGGAGTGGTAGCGTAGCAAGAATCAAAGGGTCAGTAAGACCCATCAGTCGGAAGAAGCTTCGCACAGTCAAGGAACGCCTTTTGAGCCTTGGGAGAAAAATAGATCAACCGATTTGTTTCTTTCCGGAATACTGGATTCCGTACAAAAATCAGCGGCCTGTCCGCGGAATGATACAAGGGCACGACCGAGTCAAGAGGCAGTTCTTCCAGATCGGTAACGTGACCCAGGACATTTGGGACGCCGCCTCGGATCATCGGAACATCTACGGGAGGATTGTAAACGTCAAGAAATCTCGCACCAACCCAGGAGACTTCATCTTGGTGGCGGACTACGCACCAGACTTGATGGACAGATTCATATTCAAGCCTCGCGCCACGTCGGAGGTCGTGCGCGCAGACAAACCCTTTTCTTTCCTGGGTCCTGGCGGTAGGCGAATTACTGAAAAGGAGTTTAACGAGCTGGTTAAATATGGGTGTGGATACTGCTCACGAGACCTATCTACCGAGGATCAAGAAACGATACTATGGGTAGGACCGAGCGAGCAGAGCCCTATATGCGAGACTTGCAGCGGAAGCAAGGAAGTACGAGTTACATTGGGACTGTCTAATCAACAAACGAAAGATGTGGAGATTTTGCACTAATGCCAAGACCGTCAATATTCGATGCAAGAAAGGCGCAGGAAGCTAGCGCCGGAGGCCGTCACCAAGTCTTTGTGTATGGCACCCTCAAGCACGAGGGGCCAAATCACGCAATCCTTGGCAGCAACAGGATTCTCAATGGGTACACCCGAGCGCCGGGATACGTGATGGTGCACTTGGGCGGGTTTCCTGGAGCCGTCAAAGTCAAAAGCGGGGGATGGCACGTCTATGGAGAAGTGTGGGATATCGACGACAAAGCCTTCGAGATGGTGGATCATCTGGAGGGGTACCCAGAGTTCTATCATCGGGATATCATCGACCTGGACATCCACGGGAAGGCGTGGATATACGCACTTCCAGCGGATAGGTATCTGAAGAAAGGTACGAAGTTCATTGCTCACGGACGGTGGGCCGGGCAGAACACGTCCTCTCATGCTTGGGACCCGAACATGGAAGAAGCCTTGAATGGATACATCGGTATATCGCTGAAACCTGCCCTGAGTTCTCTTCCGGCCTTGCCGAGCCAGCCATTGGCGCTGCCGGGTTCGGAACCGCGCCCTCGGCCGACGGGTCCCGTTGTAGGACCGGGATGGGAGGAAGCGTAAATGGAGAATAGAGACCTAATCATTTACTGTGACCGAGCATCACACAGTGCACGGGCAATCGCCAAGGTACTTGGCTGCCGGAGGTGGTATGAAGACTCTACTCCCGGCCGGAAGACCGCCCCCGTTGTCCCGGTCATCATCAATTGGGGAGCCTCAGATGCTCCTAACTGGATTAAACCGGAGCTGTGGCCGTGGCCCAACGGACGCAAGTATCACTTACTCAATTCTACGGAGGCTGTATCCCGGGCTATCAATAAAATCGCGACACTGGAAGCCCTTCGAGCCGCCCAAGTTCCGTGCCTCGATTTTGTCCTACCACAGACCCCAAACTATCAGGAGACTCTAAATGGCTGGCTCAACGAAGACGGGAGATACATCGCCCGCACAAGACTTGATGGTTCTGCTGGATCGGGTCTTCGACTCGTTGCAACCTTGGGAGGAGCCGTGCCACATAGCCCTGCGCCGCTGTATACACGGTATTATCCAAAGACTCACGAATTTAGAGTCCACGTCTTCAAAGGAGAAGTCATCGACTTTACCCAAAAACGGCTCAGGCCAGAACTCGTTAATAGTGAACGAACAGAAAGGCTGGTACGGAGCCACGCCAACGGGTGGGTCCACGCCCACACAATCGACGGAGAACTTGATACTGGAGGAATTGAAGAAATTAAGAGAGGAGCAGTCGCTGCAATCCAAGCTCTTAATCTCGATTTCGGAGCGGCTGACATCCTTGCAGTCTTCGGCAGACCGACACGACTTGCAAACGGCCGCCGCCGGGCGCTCCATTTTAGGGTCTGTGAGGTTAATACGGGGCCTGGTTTGGAGAACTCGGCGACCATAGCAGCCTACGCGGACGCCGTAGACAAGCATTATCACTCCATCAAGAACAGGAGGGTGATACGTGGAAATTGAGGTACCCGGTTATCCGGGATCAAAAGTCCAAGTCTCGTTGACTGCTACGACTAACCAATTTCTTGGATGTCATTCGAATTGTCTGGCCGCACTTACTCTAAGTGCGCCTGCGGTTGTATCACTAGGCAATGTAGAAAAAAAATATGTGCTCGCAGACAATTACTTAGGTACGACGACTCTTATCGGCGAGCCCAGCGCAGCTCTCAAGAAATACATCGCGGAGAATGAAGACGCCAGAGACAAGCTTTTCGATGAGTTCAAAAATGGGTTTCGTGTATACAGCCTTGTCTTGATGTCTTGCCCGTGCAACACCGAGACGGAACTACCGGCAAAGACTAATAATAACCACGGCGCCTTGTCCGTAGCCGGGTTCGCTACTTGGCTAAGAAAGAAAGGGGAGTTCCTTGTGGCGTCTCCGTTGGTGACAAATCAGAACCACCAGACATCGAATTTTTCGTTGCTGCGTGCGTGGATTTGGGTGCCGAACCACAGTAACCAGAATGTGCGGCATATCGAAGGAACGGAATACGTGTCTGGCAAGATGGCGACCGGGTTGCCGTTCGAGGAGTGGAAAAAACATTACAGAAAATTTCACAAAGAATGGCCCCTTTACAGGTGGAAGTCTACAGACACAGGGCAATTAAATGATTTCCAAATAGAGGACCTATACGGTTAAATTCTTAATAAAATCAATAACTTACAAAAAAATCGGGAACTAAATTGAATTTGAGTTGTCTAATATTCTTTCTTTAATTGTTCTTTTTAGTGTAACGTAATATAGAGAAGATTAGAGAGAGAGAGAGAAGAGGAAGTAAAGAGAAATGAGTATAACTTATTCAGACATATCTTGTGGAGTAAGACAGCTTAGTGATCTAAATTATAGCGATCCAAAGGAATTGATCCTTCACGTCTTGGATGATTTTTACAACGACGGAGAGTCTTACTCCCAGGTGTGTTTCTCGGATTACACGCACTACCCGGCTCCCACCGGCAGTGGTAAATGGCGTAGATACGTCAGCCCTGGTGTCAAATTAGCCAAATACATACGGAACAACGACTTAGGCGCAATCACGGAGACTAGGGGTATCGTTAACCGTAACTCAGGTAACCGAATCAAGACTTGGGTATGGAATATGAGTAATATCAAGAAGATAGCGAAGACGGTTGGGTGGAAGGCTGATCGTCTTAGGCAAGAGGGATGGTATCCATAATGGAACGAGACGAGAGTTTCGATTCTGACGAATCTTTAGACGAACCCGCCATGGACGAGATCATCGAGATGATGGATAACGCCGACATCCAGGACTTGGAATTGGACTTCTCAGAAGACTTCCAAGGGGAGCACGAGGGAGGTAAAATCTACGAATCCATAGAGGCAGAACTGCCGGAGGAAGAGGAGCCCGAACCAGACGACGATTATGAGGGACTGATAGAATTTGAAGCGGAGCTTCCTGAAAGCTTCTATGCAGGTCTCACTAATACTTAGTTGGGGATTTTTATGGCTGACACTAAAGATGGCGCTATTCCAGCACATGCTATGCTTATATCCGAGAAGCCGGGAGGAGAACCAGTTAAAGTAGGGGAGCTTATAGAAGCTCTACAGACCCTCGATCCGGAGCTAGACGTGTGCATGTGCTTCGGGCCGGACTATGACCCCTACATCATGACGGAGGCCACGGCGTGGCCCAAGCACGGGTGCGTGTTCTTACTCGGAGAGCCGGATGCGAGTGCGGACGATGAGGACGACGAGGACGTAATCATCGGGGATTACACGGTGTTTCCGTCCGAGGCTTGTGAGCCGGAGAAAGAGACGATCGACACCGATGCAGCGGAAGAGGCTTGACCCCTATGTGCTATCCGAACTGCGGATGCGAGGAGCAGAATTGCCAGTTGGGGCTTCCACCAATGGTGGAATCTGCCCCGCCTGTCGAGGCGGAAGCTCTTCCGAGAAATCTTTTTCGCTTACAAGGGTGGACGCCACTAGACTGGCCTACTGCTGTCACCGAGCCACTTGTGGTTCTCACGGCTATATCGGAGGAACCGTTGGTGATCTTGCCGACGTATATCTTCAGATGGAACGAAACACCCGAAGATCTTTCTCTTGTGAGACTAGAGGATTGGATGAATTCTGGTTGTCCGCACTGCAGTGTACGTACGGATTTACCACGGAAGCTGTCTCTCACTTCGGGTGGACTCAAGAAGTTGATAGCGGCCGGCTCGTGGTTCGCATCTGCGACCCCGATGGCAAGGCACGCGGTGTTCATACGCGAGGTAAACCTGGGGCGTATCCCAAGTCAAGAGACTATCGACTGGGCAATGAGACTTGGATGGGCTGGTACAGGGGGGTGGGTGGAGGACTGGCAGCACCCGCGGTTGTCCTGGTGGAAGACGTACTTTCTGCAGCGAAAGTCGCAATGGCCGGCTATAAGACGGCGAGCCTTATGGGGTGTGATCTTAGCCTGGATAAATTGGCTGAAGCCCAAGCCGCGGCCCAAGGACAAGTCGTTGTCTTGGCTCTTGACCGAGATGCAACGACAAAAGCTATTGAACTTGTATCCAAATACAGCTTCCTATCCGGAGGGAACTTAATACCACTTCTGCTGTCTAAAGACTTGAAGTACCACGATATAGAAGAAATACAAGCGATGGTAAATGACGTTGTTAAGGTATAGTGCACCGACTTTAACCAATTATCGGGAGACACATGAGGCGGCTATCATGCTGCTAAATATGCTTGGATTGAAGCTTTCTCCTCGTACTCGCCTGGACATCTTTAGGTTAACAGTTAAACTCGACCGAGAATTTCGAGACAGACCGGAATACGGCGAGGTTCGTAAACTGCTTAGCCGATTGGTACTTATGCGGGAACGAGGCTTGGAGCCGAAACACAAGAACGGAGTCTACCTTCCGCGAAGCTTGGATGATTTGATTTGAACGAGAACAAGATCGTGAACTTCGATCTTCTGGAGGTAAACAAGTAAGTGAACGAGCAGAAGATCATAGCGGCGTTCGTAAGGGATCGACGAGCCTGGGAGCAGGCGAGGGATCTGGTAAAGAAAGATCAATTTAGCCCTACCGGGGCTTTAGTCCTAGACCTAATAGGTGAATACTATGATGCAGATCGAGAAGCTAATAGATGCGACGTGGATATCCTTGCCTCCCGAGTTGAGAGGACGGTTCAGTCTAATAAACTGGCACAAGCTGTGGTCGCGGCGCTTCGCAGACTTCCTGAAGATGTCTCCGCGATCAACGTCGCTCGGGAGATGTCATCACTCCGCAAAGATTCGATTGGTAAACGACTTGCGTCACTTCTTGCAGCAGGAAAGACGGGCAGCGAAGTTAGCGGCCTTATCGAAGAGTACCAGAAGGCTGGAACAGGAGAGTCCGCTTCAGGCGCAGATGAGCCGGAAGTTCTTGTTGCGCCCAAAGTCGGAGATCTAGTCCAGAAATCCTTTAGTAAAGAAGGACTTATACAGCTATGGCCGAAGGCTCTGAACGACCACGTCGGAGGGGGGTGTCGTCCGGGCCATCATGTGCTTGTGTTTGCCCCGACAGAGATGGGCAAGACCTTGTTTGTAGTGAATGCGGTGGCAGGGTTCCTCAAGCAAGGATTGACAACGCTATATGTAGGGAACGAGGACCCGGCTCCGGATCTACTGATGCGGGTGATAAACAGGTTAACAGGGTTAAACCGTCAAGAGGTACAAGATAATCCGGACAGGGCTCAAGCAATTCTGGATAAACGAAACTATGAAAAACTTATCATGGCGCCTTTGGCCCCCGGGAACTTCCGCCAGATCAACGGACTCGTGGAAAGATTTAGCCCCCGTGTGGTCATATTGGACCAGTTACGTAATCTGGACGTGGATTCTGAGAACCGCACTCAGGCACTTGAAAAAGCCGCTACAGAGGGCAGGAATCTCGGTAAACGACGAGATTTGGTGGTCATTTCAGTCACCCAGGCGGCGGATTCTGCTTCAGGAAAAACTATCCTTAATCGCGGCGACGTTGACGGAAGTAATGTTGGAATTCCGGGACAAATAGACCTCATGATTGGCATAGGAGCTACGGAGGAAATGGAACGTATGAATCAGCGGGTACTGAGCTTCCCCAAGAATAAGCTCTCCGGTAAGCACGAGCCTATTCCGATTCTTATTGATCCTTTACTCTCGAAGGTGGTCGAATGAAACTAAAGAGAAACCGCATTCAGTGTAAGAAGTGTGAAGACGTGATAGAGTCCCTCTATGGGCACGATTTTAAACATTGTAAGTGTGGAGCGATTTTTGTTGATGGAGGCTTGGAGTATACCAGATACGGGTGGCCTGGAGGTGACCCGAAGGATCACGTAATAACTTTGTTCGAGTACGAGTAAAATGCAGTACATTCCAGATAGGTGGGTGCTACTAGAGATCAGCAACGACGGACACGTCACACATAAGGTGTTCGGCACCTGGTTTGGTGGCTACGTCGATGGGGAATCCTGGAGACTGAATTCCGGGATCACGCGGGTCCACAGGACTAAGAACAAAGGTTTCGCCGTAGAGGGCTACAGCGGGAGCGAGTACCAGATTCGTGAATCGAACTACGGCACTACAGGGTATACTGGTGGCGTAGTAGAAGGATTTGTTGCACAAAGCTCAGCAATAAGGCTACTTAAAGAAAAGGAAGCCTTGGAGTGGCTAAATGCCAAAGCCGCTTAGCTTGGGGGATGCTTACGCCCTGGGGTATGGAGACGGCTCTCAATTGGCAAATTCGAGAGAAGATTGGGTGCGCGGAATGAAGGTAGAGTGCCCGATATGTAAGCAAGTCAAGGATAGACGTGGAAGAATAAAAGCAATAATCGACGCACAGCATGCTGCCAAGACATATACAGAACCCGAACCCGGAGATTTATCTAAGTGACAACTTCGTCGTCTTTGACTTTGAAACTACTAATCTCGACCACGGAAGCGCTCTCGAAAGAGATAATCGACTCCTTCTTGGCACTTGGATCTACGGGCGTTTGGCACGTGGCGGCAGGCCAGACCGAGTTCACGTTTGCTCCGGAGATCTTAAAGGGTTCGCGAAACTTGCCACGGCTCTTGAGTCGGCTGACTTCGTTGTTGCTCATAACGCAAAATTTGAGCTTCAGTGGCTCATTCGCTATGGGTTCGACGTCTCACGTCTGGTCATATGGGATACGATGCTCGGAGAGTACGTTAGGTTGGGAAATCGAACTGGCTCTAAAGCACTTGATGGACTTCTTGGACGATACGGAATCCCTCGAAAGAAAGGCCTTGTATCAGCTCTTATTGGAGGAGGAATCTGCCCAAGCGAAATCCCCCGCTCTTGGTTAATTGACTATGGTTCTTGGGACACAGAGGCTACATACTATGCATTTCTCAAGCAACGTGAAGAACTCAAAGGGCTTGGTTTACTCCCTGTCTTATACACTCGATGCCTCGCCACTCCGGTGCTTGCCGACATTGAAGCTAACGGAGTTGCCCCCGACCCATCCCGAGTTAAGGAGGCCATCGAGACAACGCGCGAGGAGCATGGGCGGCTCACTCGAACACTTACTGAGCTCCATGGAGGCATCAATCTCCGAAGTGCGAAGCAGGTGGCCGGACTGCTCTACGATAAGCTCGGATTTAGAGAACCTGTCGATTTCCACGGGAAACTCAGCCGTGCAGAGGGCGGCGGTCGGCGCACCGACGCTGACGCAATTGCGGGACTTCGTGCGACGACTGCCGCCCAAAGAGAGTTCCAGGCAGTATACGGACAGTTTCGAGTCCTCGACAAACAGCTTGAGATTTTGGGGAAGTTACAAGCTGCCGTAGACGACGGAGGAATACTATATGCTCAATACAACCAAGCAGTTACGCGTAATCACAGGTTATCGTCATCTGGACGGAAGTTTAAGCTGCAGTTCCAGAACTTCCCCCGAGCATTCAAGCGACTGTTCAAGGCCCGGTCGGATGCGTGGCTGGTGGGTGAGGCAGACGGAAGGCAGTTGGAGTTTCGGGTTGCTGCTCATCTTGGGCGGGATGTTCGGGCTCTGGCTGATATCCGCGCTGATTATGATGTGCATCGCGGGACTGCTAGCAATCTGTACGAAATTGATTTCGATGCTGTAACCAAGGAGCAACGCCAAGATGCAAAACCGGAGACATTTCGACCGCTTTACGGAAGCAAAGGTAATAGTGACCGGACCAAACGGTACGCAAGAGCTTTTGCTGAAAGGTGGCCTGATATCGCTAGAACGCAGCGCGAGTGGACGCTACGTGTTCTGCGAGATAAGCAGCTACGAACAGAATCCGGACTCATCTTTTACTGGCCAGATACGACAATCTCAGACTATGGGTACATAAAAAATACCACCTCTATCTACAATTATCCGGTCTCATCCCTGGCTACTGCTGATATCATTCCTATTGGGCTCGTGTACGCTTGGCACCGGCTTCGTGCTAGGGGTGCTCAGACTTTTATCGTCAATACCGTACACGACTCTATTATCGCGGAGGTTCATCCAGAAGAAGTAAGGCTGTTCTCAGATATTGTAAAGGAATCCATGACGGTCGACACCTTGCGGTATCTTGACTCCGTATACGGTATAAAGTACACAGTTCCGCTAGGAGCGGAGATCAAGGTAGGAACTCACTGGGGGGATTCTAGCGCCAATGATGAAAAATTTGATGTAGACGCGGAACTTTTTCACTCCGCGGTTGTCTAAGTATATACAAAAGCAATAATTGTGGAGATTCGATTTGAAAGGCGTAGTTGGACGGATTTACTCGAAAGAGTTCCAGGACGGTAATACGGCGTGGTCTTTCACGCTAAGAGGGGACAGAGCTTTCTATAGGCTCGGATCTAAGAAGCCCCATTTCTCAGAGGGGGATTCAATCCAATTTGATGTAGAGATGAAAGGTGCGAATGCGTATGCAAGGAATGCGACGCCGTGGACCGGAGGAGAAGTGAGCCAAGCACAACCAGCGGCTGCTGTGGCTGCGGCGTCGCCCAGGACGGCGGACGATTTCTGGAGACGCAAGGAGCAGAGAGACGTAGAGACTCAGAAGCGAATCGAGCTTCAATCGTGTCGCAATTCAGCCCTAGAGCTAGTTAAGCTTCTAGTTTCTACCGAAGCTCTCAAGCTGCCTGCTAAACAGGCGGACAAGGTTCCGGTAGTGGAGGAATTGGTTAAACACTATACGAAATATTTCATTGATGAGAACGCCGGGAAGGAAGCCATCGAGGTAGTCCCGGAAGTCGCAGTAGCGCCTGTAACAGAAGAGAATAAGAATAATGACGACAACTGGAACTGAGATCAAGATGGCGGAGCCCACCATCACGGCTATTACGCGGTATAAGTCTAAGAACTACGAGCTGCTAATTGGCTACGTAAAGAACGGGGAGCTTCCGCAGTATATTGTTCGTAATCTGGAGACGGGGGTAGTGGAGTTCAATCACGAGGTCCTGAGCTTCGCTCGGGAGTGGATCAATCACTTCCAGGCTCGGCTGGATGCTCTTGACCAGGGCAAGAACCCGGACGAGCCTGTGACGGCTCCCGACGCGATTAATTTTAACTAAGATGAAGCTCCTTTGGGGAGATAAGGACGGAGGCCCGGAATCTAAATCCCGGGCCTACGGCCTAGAAATAAAGAGTCTGTTCTCGGTGCTTATGCTGAGGTTCGACGAGGGCAGTAGGGAGGCGTTTCATTCCCACGCCTTTAATGCTCTGTCCTGGGTCTTGAATGGCATACTGGTTGAAATATTCCTTGATGGTTCTACGAGAACTCACACCCCGTCCTGGAAGCCTATTTGCACATCGAGGGCTACCACTCATCAGGTTCGTGGTACCTATATGACGAACTGGGCTCTGACCTTTAGAGGCCCTTGGCGCGCTATGTGGAGGGATATATCCAAGGATGGGGACCTGACGCTTGCGCATGGGCGCAGGGTGGTGAAATGATCGACAATCCAACTCTCCTAGTAGACGGCGATATAATCCGATATCGGTGTGCGTTCGCCGCTGAGAAGACCTACTATCTGGTGACCAATGACGGGATGCTGGAGTATTACGACACGGCCAAGGAAGCAAAAGAGAATGCAGGAGCTAATTATGTGTGGTCCAGGAAGGAAGTCCAGCCCGTGGAATTCGCTCTCCAGGCAGCCAAGACTACCTTGGATTCTTTAATAGAGAGGTTTAAGCCCAAAGATGTCAAAATCTTCCTTAGTGGACCCGGAAACTTTCGCGACCTCGTTGCCGTCACGAAGCCATACAAAGGTAACAGACTCGAAGCTAAGCCCCGGCACTTCAACGCAGTCGGAGAATATCTCAGGACCCAATGGGGAGCTGAGTCTGTTCGAGGAATCGAAGCTGACGACGCTATTGGAATCGCTCTTAGCAAGAATGGAGATAGAGCAGTGGCGGCTAGCATCGACAAAGACCTCTTGCAAGTTCCTGGATGGCACTACAATTGGGTTGACAGTGAACTCTTTGGGGTGTCTAGGAAGAAAGGAGATTATGCGCTGTATCGACAAATCCTTACTGGAGACACTACGGACAACGTACCGGGCCTGGAAGGTGTCGGCCCTGCCGCTGCTGGACGAATCTTGGAAGGTAGTAAGGATTCTGGAGAACTACGAGAACGTACCGCGGCTGCGTATAGAGATAGAGGTAAGTCTGTAGAGTATCTCTTAGAGCAAGCGCAACTTCTTTATATACTAAGAACGGAGAACGACCCCTGGATACAGAATTTAGAAGCAGCCTTGAAGCGGGTGTGGCAGCCCAGCTAGACGCACACGGCGTAAAGTATGGCTACGAAATCTCCAAGTTCAAGTACAAGAAGAGAGTAAAGAGTGGGGAGTGTGACTCTTGTGGACATCGTAAGGTCAGCCAAAATAAAAATTATCTTGCCGACTTTACGATACATAATGGTGACATTGTGGAAGCAAAAGGATACTTCCATGCTTCCGATAGGGCTAAGATGCTGGCTGTACGAGAAGCTAATCCCGATATACGAATCGCTTTCATCTTCGGAGCAGACAATAAACTAAGTAAAAAGAATGATAAAAGATACTCTGAATGGTGTAATGATCACGGGTTCCTATTTTGCATCCGCAAAATCCCCGGAAGCTGGTTCCGTAGATGGGCAAAAGCCAAGTCAAAAGCAAGTAGGGGGGAACCACTACAAGACGATGGTGATCCAGCCGGCTGAGTTCGTCCACAAGAACAAGCTCGGATTCCTAGAGGGGAACATCATTAAGTACGTATGTCGGCACGCCACTAAAGGCGGTACCCAAGACCTAGAAAAAGCTATGCATTACCTTAAACTATTGATGGAATGGGAATATGGAATTACGAGTGATTCGTGATCTGGTAGTGGAGGTTTTGACCACTTGCCGCGCCGACGATACTGGCGTCACCTACGATCTAATTGAGCCTGCCTTGAGAGCGGCCGCCGAGATCGGTATGACTGAAGAGGAAATTAAGGCCCTTGCAGAACAAGAATAATAAGGCGCGAGTAGTCGCGTTCGACATCGAGACGACCAATCTAAATGCAGATTTTGGCTATATTCTATCGGCTTGCTGGATGGATATGTCGGATAGGAAGATGCATACCCTTCGCATTGACCAGTTTAAAGGTTATAAGAAAGACCGAACTAATGATAAAGAACTCGTCGCAAGACTCGCAGATGAACTTGGCAACGCAGACGTCTGGGTCACTTGGTACGGAGACCGCTTCGACATCCCTTACATCAACACTCGATTACTTTGGCACGGACTTGATGTCATGCCTCCTATCCCATCAGTGGACGGATGGCGTGCAGCTCGCAACCACCTTAAGCTCTCATCAAACCGACTTGCAAATATCAGCGAATTCCTTAACGTTGAGCGTAAGACTCCTGTGGTCGGATGGCAATGGGTTAGAGCCGGAGCAGGTCACAACGAAGCTCTCGAATACATTGTCGAGCATAATCAAAAGGATGTACTTGTACTCGGGCAAGTATACGATCTCATTAGACCTGTTATCCGTAACCACCCCAATATCAATCTCGTCGAACATACCGGACCTGGACGAGCGGTCGATGTTCTGTGCCCTGTATGCAGTTCGGATCGAGTACACTCCCGAGGATACCGTATTGCGAAATCTAGGCGCTCGGTTCGATACCAGTGCCAGGTCTGCGGAAGCTGGTTCCAGGGTAAACCAATATTACCCGCAGCATCTGTCGGGCACGTATTATCCAAACCCGCAGCAGCAGCAGCAAAACGCGATGCAAAACGGCTTTAATTACTTCCCGAATACTTATACCTACTAAAACGAAAAAGGCCCCGTTTCCGGGGCCTTCTTGCTTATGAAAGTAATCGTATGTGGAGGCCGAGATTGGGGTTGTCCAGAGTTTATCTATGCAGAATTGGAGAAGCTAAAATTAAAACCCCTCCAGGACATGATAATCCATGGAGGGGCTCGGGGAGTGGACTCGATAGCCGGTGAATTCGCCGAGTCCTACGATATACCGTGTCTACGGGTACCAGCAGATTGGACTATAGGCAGAGCGGCGGGCTTCTATCGAAACAAGCATATGCTTACTTATCAACCCGATTTAGTGGTCGCATTTCCAGGAGGAAAAGGGACAGCTAATATGATCCAATTGGCCAGAGAGGCCGGTTTAAGTGTCCGATGCTATATTGCGGCGCCAGAATCGGACGCCATAATTTGCAAGGAAGATGGTAATAAAGACTAGCTGAAACCACTCCGGTGTGTGGGAGATAGCATCAAACCCGTTCTTAACTAAGTACGCCCATTTAGTGAAGCACAGGACAAGAGGAACCGAGACTACATATAGTTCGAAGTTTCGGCTGCTCTGCCCAGCAGCAATGGAAGCCATCTCCCACGCCGCATCCGCAGCTAGCCCTTGCTTTACAAGGTCGCACTGTCTCTGGTTAATGGCGTCGTTTAATGCAAGCTGCTGCGCCTTGGCCTGAGCAGCCAGTGTAGCCTTGTTCTGGAAATAGCTAACTACTGGACTAATCAGCCCACTAACTAGACTCGAAATTGTAGCACCCACAGCTTTATACCTCAGCTATAAGTTTCAAAGTCGTATAAACCATGGTAATCTCGTTTGACCCCTATACGCTCTGCTATTTGGTGGAATATCGTGCCATGGTCCTCATCATCCCTGAGTCCGAATTGGTGGATAGCTTGATGGACCATCTCGTGAAGAAGCGTATCCCGGAACTCTTCTTCCGTGCTATTAAGATGCCCGCTTATGCGAATAACGGGCTTGCCGCTGTTCGTAGTATGCGTGAAATACCCGTAGAGCTGCTTCGATCTCGTCAGGCGTATAGGAATCTCGTTGAGACAGCCACCGAAGAAAGTGTCGTTTAGCTCCTTCCACATCCTCTCTAGCGTACTCTGTTTCAAGTCTAGGCTCCATCTTTGATTATAGCCTCCGCCCTATCCTTGTCCCCTTGAATAGCGTGAACACAATGCCCGTGCCACGTCGGGTAAGCCCTCACCAAGTGCATAAACACATCTATGATTGGACAAAAGACTTTGCCACGCAGGTTACCTTTAAGATAATTAGAGCCTGTTCGGCCGCTGAGAGTGGTACCTGGAAGCCCCCCGGTAAGCGTAGACGCAAACAGATCCAATCCAATAAGAACATTACCTAGGCGACTCATAATTGCCCCGTACTCATAATTCTAGCCAGCTCGATTGCCCGACTACCCACTTGGTCGGCCCATTTACTTTGAAGCATACAAGATGCCGCAGTGGCGTAATCCCGTCGCTTGATGGCGGAAAGCATATTGACGAACTCTTTGACGTCATTGACGCCCATATTAAAGACCATATCTACCAGCACGGTCTGCCTTATGGGATCGAGGTAAGTGTAGACGGGGAGACTCTCGGCTTCCTGCGTTGCATCGGCAATGTCCCCGCTAAGGAGTTCGTCGATCATTGGACCTGGGAGCCCTTTAGCCGTGAGATTGTGCCCTACCCCTATCGTGATCTTCCCTACAGTATCTATATACGGTTTATTTCGCCGTCCCTCGGTTCGGTTGAGCCTAGCGACTAGGATTGCTTCTTGGTCTGAGTTTAACATGTTAAACTTTAGTAGCTACTAGTATTCAATCCCTGGCCCTGCTGCTTATCTTGCGGCAAGGAGCTGCCCTTCGGAGCGCGATCCGTGGGGCTATTATAAATGCCTGCCGCAGTCCCAGCCCCTGATGCCGCTCTGGCTCGATTGGCCCGGAAACCGAACTTAGACATATCGCTTGCCAGCTTCTGTAGCTCCTCCGGATCGTACATAGCTCTTTCTAGCCTGCTGTAGTACGACTGTGCCCGTATGTTCTCCATGATGGTAAGCTTGCGATTGTCGCTGCTGAGAGGGCCGAGTAGTCCATATCGAACCCAATACCCTAGCTTTGACTGACCAGAGTACGGATCAGCCGTAAAGCTACTCTTACCACCCCACCTAGGATTGGTCTCTAGGCCTTTCATTACCGGCAGCAGCGTATCCATATTCTTCACGTACTGCTTACCGAAATAGGCTTGGAAGCGATCTCGTAGCGGAGAATAGATATTAAAGAGCTTGTTCGGATCGAGAATGCCGTTCTTCCTTGCCTTGTCGTTCAGGGCGTTGACGATGCCCGCTCTGGTCAAATCTATGGCATCTGTGTTGCCGGTACCTATACCGTCTAGTCGGTTCTTAATGAACCCGAGATTCTGATCAGCAAATCCTGTGTTCTTGTTAAAGAACTGACCGATGAAGGTCTCATTACTGAGTCTATCTTCGAGTGAACCAGGATCACTGGAAGTCCACGCTTCCTGGGCATTAGCCAGCTTCTCTTTACTAATAGCAACGCCCTTGGACAGACCGCCTAGTTGCCTAAATTGTGCTCTTTCCTGCGTAGTCAAGAACGGGTCCAAGGCAGGCATTACTTCCTCATTCCAGAGGGTATTCTTGGTAGGAGATAAAATACGGCTGCCCGCGTATTTGCCTGCGCTTTCCCCAAGGACATCGGTGTAATCACTTTGATACAGCGCGTGGGCGTAATCCAGTATGGCGCTATGCGAAGGGGCATCACCATTGACAAGAGCCGCTAGCTGCCTAGCACCTTCCACGTCCGGGGTACCTCTCCGTCCACTAGTCAAGAAGTAGTGGAGCATAGTAGGATCTGAAATCGTATAATTCTTATTGTCATCCCTAGTAAGGAAGTCACCTACGAAGCCTCGTTGAAACTCGGCCGAATGCCGGGACTGTGAGGCTTCTGCTTTTGTGAGAGCTGCATATAGAGCCTCGTTGCCGGGTTGCTCCATGAACTGCCGGCGCATATCTACGAAGGTTCCGAGGAGCCTATTGCGGTTAGCTGAACTCATTCCGTCGGACACCGAGCCGCTGGCAGCGTTCCGGGACTCTTCTCTCATATCCTTGATGGTACGATCTACCAAGGCTAGGTCCAAGGTCTGATCCGCGAAGTTTACGCCGGGCTGGAGATTAAGTAGATATCTGGCACCTTGGGCCCGCTGGGCTGCTGTAAGACCGTTCTCGGATAGATGCCCGAACGCCCGTTGCATACTCATAGCATCATCCGTAAGCGGGATTTTAATGCTAGAAGAGACGCCATTAGGTTGGTACTTAGCGAGATCCTCATAGGCTGCGTAGTCGCCGGTGACTTGGGCTCGTGAGGTATCGTAGTGCTTTACAATAGCATCCCGAACCGTCTGCCCCATAGTAGACAGCGGTAGTTGTCCAGGGGACTTGCTCTGCTGAGCCGCCTGCATGGCTTGCTGAACAGCGTTGTCCGCGTCCTGCTGAGCTGGGCCAAGCATCCGATCCTTGAAGTTCTGGAAGATGCGGTTAAGATTGGACTGCCAATTCTGCTGAGTGATGTTGTTGTAGTTGTACGGATCTTTTTGCTGCGTCATCCAGTAGTCTTCCACAGCATGCTGGTTGTACTGCTGTTTCTGCTGGAGTCGAGCAGAGGCGTCCTCGCTACGAGCAGCCAGTACCTGCTCCTTGTCCACCGCATTGAGAGCTACAGAGTTCTGCGCCTCCGTCGGGCTATCCGACATAGACGCAATACGGAATACGGACATATTCAACGGGTCTTTGCCCGCAGCCGTAAGAGCCGCGTTCATTTGCTGAACCTTGGGTAAATTAGTCCAATAGCTCTGAAGGACCGATCTAATCGCTGCCGGATTCTTGAGTATATCTTGCCCCCGGAACGCCATCCTGAAGCCGGCAGGCACGGCGGACATAGCCAAGCCTCCAGTCAAGGTCATTGCTCCCTGGCTTAAGGCATCCTTACTCATTTGAGCCAAGCTAGGGAAGTCTTTGACATCCTGGGGGTACAGCGCCGTACCTACGGCGTTCTTGAGCAGGTCCCCTGTAAGTCTGCCGGCCGCCGCTCCGCCAGCCATACCTACGGTCTCCCACGGCACCAGTCCACCAGCAGTCGACCCGATAGCTTCCGTGGTGGCCGGAATGGCGTTTACAGCCTTACCACCAAACGAGTCTCCCGCACTCTGCCACTGGCCCCTGCCTCCATCAGCCTTGGCGTTGTAGAACTCTAGGCCGTCCGTACCGCTTCTGGTGGGTGTATTAGGACCGTATTTAGCCTTAATCTCTTGGGCTACAATAGCATCTCGCTTATCTTGGGTAGCCTGGAAATTAGCCCTAGCCGTATCCACCCCTGCATTGGCATCCACATTGACGCCTTGCTGAGCAGCCTGTAGCTGCCCCGGAGTGTACATATTGGGCATCGAGCCAGCGCCAAAAGGACCTACGGCTACGCCACCATAATCCCCGGTAGGTTTAATGGGCTGATATGCCGGGGTAGGAGTAGACTGGAACGGAACCTGCGGACTAGGTGCGACTTTAGCCGCTGCTTGGGGATTCATTCGCCCCATCATTTCATTTACAATGTCCTGGTCGCTATAACCCTCTTTCCTTGCACCGACGTAATCGAACTTATTCTGCTGCGAAAGATATTGGGCCACGTCGGACATCGAATGCCCGGCCTGGAGTGCGCCTTGTAGATCGAAAGTAGCCATTATTGTGGATGGTAGAAGTCGGAGATAGGTCTACGGGCAGTTCCGCCGCCCTGTGGCGTCGCAATCTGCTGCTTGTACGTGCCATACACTGAGTCTAGTGATTGCCCATACCTACTGGCCATAGGTCCCATACCTACTCCACGAGCCTTGTAGAACTGGTATGCCCTATCCGTATCTTGGGATATACGTTGCTTTACGTTATCCAGCAACGGGATGAGGGTTTCGGGGTTGCTTGTAGCAAGTCCTACAACGGCCTCAGCTCTCTGTACATCGTTTTTAGATACTTGGCGGCCTCCGGCATATCCGGAAGCCACGGTCATAACCAGATCCTGGGCCGTAGATTCTCCTAGTTCTCCTTTGTTGGCCCATCCTTGGAAGGTCTGACCGAAGTTTTGCTTCATGTAGTTCTTGACGTCAGACGGTACATCCGGATTGCCCGGCATTACCTGCTTCAAGGTACCTAGGACGTCATTAAAGAAACTAGCTCCGTCCTGAGCCCACCCAATGGGTGCGCCATTACGAACCATGTCCTGAAGTTGTCCAATTCTGGCAGTAGTCTTAGAGGATGTTTCGGCAAGGTTCTGGAAGCTATCCAGATTCTTGTCTGCTCCACCAGGGGAATTGGGGATAGCGTAGGCCAAAGAGGGTCCCCAAAACCCGGAAGTGTAGCTCCAGTTCTTAGTCTTGGGATTATACACCGACTGCACAAGTCCTTCGTTACCGCTAGCATCGTGCCCCGTTCCCATCGGAACAGGCTTGGTAAGCTGTGCATTGATGCTGTTCGCTCTAGTATTGGCCTCGTTGGCTTGGGCATTACTCTTGGCATTATTCGCCGCCACAGTGTCCTCTTTCTGCTGAGCCTCTTGGGCCTGCTGGTAGAGGCGTGTAGCCATCATCCGCATATTGTCGTCGTTCTTTGCATCTGCAATCTTCGACAACTGATCGGCAGCGGCCTTATATCCCTTTCCTAGATCGCCCCCGTTCTGCTGAACGGCTTGAGCGATAATCTGGCTAGGATCTACATTCTGGGAAGCCATCGCTTGCGGACCCATGGGAACCATGCCACCCTGTCCCTGCCCTTGTCTCATGGCAATAAGAGAGTTGATGCCTTGGGAGAGCTGTGGACCGATGGGGGACTGCATACCGCCCATAGCCATAAGCATAGGGGCATTGAAGCCGGAAGCAAGCCCCGCGGAACTGACCCCCATATTGTTCCCCATCATCTGCATCTGCATTATCTCGCGCTGTCTCATGATCTGAGATTGCTGGAGCATGTTCTGCATCTGGATACCTTTAAGCTCCTGCTGCTGAGGACTGGAGATGCCTAGATTGGAGAATACATCAGCTCCCGGAGTCTTGTACTGCGGTATCGAGCCGAGACCCATCATGCCGTAGGGGTCCATACCCATACCGCTCATCATACCCATTCCCGGAAATAGTTCGTCGAACATAATTTTAACTCATCATCCCGGCTGCCGCTATGGCATTGTTGTACGGCGTGTTCCCGTTACCACCACCACCGAATAACCCCGCCCAATTGGCCCCCGCAAGACCGTTTATGAGACCGTTGCCGATGGCCGCGTTGGTGTTGTTCTGAGCAAGCTGTCCTGCCAGATTGATGCCTCCTGCCGTGGTAGCCGCTCCAGTACGCTGAGCGCCCATGTTCGCAGCAACCTGCATCTGATTGAGCAGAGCATTGTCGATGTTCATGCCGCCACCTAGGAGACCGGAAGCCAGCCCGGAGTACGCCCCCATATTCTGGAGAGCACTCTGATTGAGTCCGAGGGCGTTCTGGAAGCCTTGCTGGGCCTGTCCGAGCTGCCGTCCGTAAAGCAGATCGTTGAGATTGGCCCCCATGCCGAAATTGGTGCTATTCATCGAATTGCTTAGACCACCGTACTGGCCAGCCAAGCTACCCAAGAGCCCTTGCTGCTGGAGACCGAGCTGCTGCCCCGCGACTTGCTGGCCAACGTACTGCTGGCTCTGCATGTTCCCTAGGGCTTGGAGTGCGTTAGCGCCTCCAGTTGAGCCAAGACCTCCGGAGTTAAATAAGCTTTGAGTGAGGTTTTGAGCGGCGAGAGCGTTAGCTGGGGCTGTTTGCTGGGCAAGGAGATTGGTGTAGTTTGCGCCAGCTTGGGTGGGATTAAAGTTTCCAAGGGCTCCGAGGAGTCCGTTAGCCGCTCCTCCGAAGGCATTAGCTGTCCCAAGATTGTTTCCGAAAGCTTGCCCATATAGACTATTGAATCCCGCGCCTCCGGCGCCTGGCAGTGAGTTTTGATACTGTGAATATGCATTCTGGAGGAACGGGGAGAATCCGCCGTTTGCCCCCATCTGATCTAGGCTACCAAGGAACCCACCAGCACTACCGAGCATCCCTTGTTCTAGCCCTTGGTACGGGGCGCTGAGACTAGAGTAAGCCTGGTTGCCATTCCCGGTAGACGAGAACGAGGTATTACCGATCCCCGTATTCATGCCGTACGGGGCTGTGTAAGCCAAATCTTGGTTGGCTATATTTTGGGCCGCCTGGGCATTCTGCCCTGCGGCGTTGGAACTCATGGCTCCGCTAGCTACGGCGCCTACTGCTCCGATTACTGCACCCCAAGGCATGTGACCTCCCGTCTTAGTTTAATCATTTCTAGGGCCTTTGCTCTACACTCTTCTAGGGACAGTGCCTTGTGTTCTTTGGTACCTGCCCCTGGATGAAACTGCATAGATGTCAGCGAAGCGAAGTACAGATCGAACGTAATGTACTCGCTAGGCTGCAAGTTTACATAGGGCATTATTAGGATTCCTGATGCAAATAATCATCGTTACGCGATCCACCGGAGAGTCGTTTACTACCCAATGGAGCTTGGAATTATCAAAGGTGTACAGATCGCCGGTCTCTGGCTGCAGGATCTCGTCCTCGAAACAGAACGCCTGACCTACATCAGCGCGAAGCTGCACTGCAAACTTATCGTAAAATCGTGCATGCCACCCGTAGTCAATATGAGGCTTAACAGAGCCGCCTGGTGGAATGCGTGTAATGAGAACACCGCCAAGTTTTTCTCCTCGTACATAGTCCAGGACTTCGTGGCTTAGATCCACGAGTCTCGGTACTTCGGAAGCAATTGGGTACCACACGGATTCGTGTTCATCGTTGAAATGCGGACCTAGGTTCTTTATGTCGTTATACCGAACCCATATGTCGCTCATATCCGTGTGGGCGTATGCTTGTTTCCGCCATCCGTGCCGGTTCCAATATTCAGGATGCTCTAAAAGGTTAACCGTTAACCTTTCGACGTTCCAACCACTACTGATTAGTTTTATTGGCTTCTCTGAGGGCATCTAAGATGTCGCGGATATATTTAAGCTGCTTCATTATCAGCTCTTCCTGGTGAGCCTGATCTCTCTGGACTAAAGAAGTAGCGAACGTGGCTTCTATTGAAAGGATGGTTAATAGATTAACGAGGCCTGGATCAAAGTGAAAAACTTCATTGCAGATCCACCAAACCAGCGTCCCCACTAATAGGCCGATCGGGTACCAAAGTGACCTTTTCACGGCGCCATAAGCGGAAGCTATTCGATCTCCGCTCATTTGTGGAAATAATTTCGTCAATCTCTCTGATATCACGGTCAATCGCGTCCTGGAGTTCTGTCGGTATCATAATT